CGGCTGAAGGCCTTACAGAATCTCATAGACGTAGACTTGACACCGTTGTTCGAGCTTGAAGTTTTGGTGAACAGGGGACCCGGACAGGTGGACTGGTCAGCTGAGAGGTTACATAGGACTCGACCTACGACAGCGGACATATCACCGACATTCACTTATAATACGGCAGTAGGTCTGTTCAACAAAGCACGAGCGCAGAGGGTTAGAGTAAATAAGCTGACGTGGGAACAGTTTTGGGCTCGCAGGTGGCAACACACACCAGTAGGCGCAATCCACTCTCAATACGAGGAGGATGGCGTTTACTTAGCCAAACAGCGTGAACTAAGAACAAAGTTGTACACGGCTTGTGCTATGCCTGATGACATGCACGTGAGATTGCGATCCAGAAAACCAGAGATGTTAGCCTGGCCGTCAACAAAGTATGAATGGGGTAAGCAAAGGGCTATATACGGTGTAGACTTTACCAACTTTGTCCACAGTACATTCGCATTCGGGGACATGGAAGAAGTGCTCAGCAAAGTGTTCCCTATAGGCAGTTCTGCGAGACCAGAGGCAGTCAAAAACACGATCTCAGAAATTTCTAGAGATGGGATACCATTTTGTTTTGATTTCGAAGATTTCAACTCTCAGCACACGATATCGAACATGCAAATGGTGATGTTGGCGTATAAGAACGTGTTTTCTGACGTCTTGACTCATGAACAGTTGGCTTCTATAGATTGGGTCATACAGTCTGTAAACGAGATGAAGATAAAGTGCCCTGAACGTGGTTGGTACAAAGCAACCGCGACGCTGCTGTCTGGGTGGCGACTGACCACAGCCATAAATACTGTCTTGAACTATGTGTACACACAGCAGATGACAGGTGACGTCGAAGTACCCTCTACACATAACGGAGACGATGTCTTCTCCTCTGTCACTAAACTAAGAACGGTGCGAGACTTTGAACGTAATGCTCGGAAGCACAAGATTCGCTTCCAATCAGCAAAATGTTTCTTAGGCAGTATCGCTGAATTCTTGAGAGTCGATCATCGGAATGGGGGTGGCGGGCAGTATCTAGCTAGAGGAGTAGCCACCTTCATCCACGGCCCGACTGAGTCGGTGATACCTAATGACCTTACGTCGCTGTTGAAGTCAATGGAAACCAGGAGAACTGAGCTACTGGAGCGAAACGCGAATCCGTGTGTAGTGAACAAGTTCTTCGTGGCCATGATGAAGTACGTGGCAAAGATATGGCGCAAGACGCTGGGGGAGCTCAGCATAATATACGGGACGCACGTGAGTCTAGGAGGGCTCTCGGAAGAAGTGACAGAGGCGTCAACCAGATACCAGATTGTCAGGACTGTCATCAAAAAGAAATCTAGTAATGATGAAGGTCAGAAGTGTACCACACAAGCTTGCAGTGGTGAAACTGAAGAAGTGAGTGGAGGTGAGGTGACCCACACAGAGGACGCA